AGTGAGGTTAGGTATCCAGCAGAAGCATGGTTGCCCCATCCGTATGCTGTATTCCAATTGGATATGTTTGTTGAGGTAAAGTCAAAAGAGTTCCATAGTTTATACCAGTCGTGCTGTACACCTGTTCCTTGTCTTAACCTAAACCAAGCACCTGCGTTTGGTGTATCCCCAAAAAACAATTGCGCTCTTCTTCCTCCAGATGCGTGGTTAATAAAGGTTGCTACAATATTATGATTCGCATAAGGCGCACCTGTATAATTTGTTAGTCCTACAACCCTATCGTCTTCTATTGCATCTACCTCTGTGAAGCTACCTAATGTGACTCCAGTTCTAAGATACCTTCCATCATGATTATGAGAAGGAAGGCTTTGTAAATACCTTGCATCACCTTCAGTCTGAGTCAAATACTCGGCAGGTACGCTTGTAAGGTAATTACCAATTGGCTGAAAAGAAGTCTCTGCGGTTTCTAATGTTAAATAGTCACCTGCAGGTTGGTATGTTCCACTAAGGTTTGGAATACGATCAGCAGACAATGTTCCGCTTGTAATCTTAGATGCGTCTAAATTAGGTACATCAGATGCTGCGATGTTCATTGAACCATCTACATCTATACCATTGAGAAACTTAACAGCCATAAATATTTTTTGATTAACAAAAGGGGAGGGATTAACCCTCCCCCTCTATAAAGAATTTACAAATTATTAGGCACGAATACCGCTGAACGAAACGAAGTATTCTGATCCAGCAGGAAGAAATACTTTAACAGCAGCAGCATCCATATCAACAATAACGTCTGTAATAACTTGTACGAATGTATTGCCCACAATCTGTTTAACAACAACTTCAATTGATTCTGGCATGAATTGACCAAAGATTTGACCACCAAATAGTTCGTAAGCACCAGTACCTTCTACTTGCTCTACAATACGATTGTATGAGTTGGTTAGTGTTGCGCTACCGCTTGTAGCACCACCAGCAAGACCGTCTCCTGCAACAACAGCCGTAATATCACCTGCTGCGTATTGAGATGGTAAAGGTAGGTTATAGTAGTTAGTACCATCGTTACTGAATTGCCAACGATCAGCAGACTCGTTCCACTTCAAAGCAGGAACTGCATTGCCACTACCACGGTTTACTTCGATACCTGCGTCTAATGCTGCTGTAGTCGCACCTGCATTAAGCGTAACTACGTTATCTGTAACAACTAACTGCTCCGTATCAAGAGTAGTGGTTGTACCGGCTACGGCTAAGTTACCATTAATTGTAACAGTCCCAGAACCTGTACCAATGATAGGATCTATCTCACTTAAACGAGTGTTAAGGTTTGTAGCATTAACGTTTACATCGGTAAATACTGCGTTAGCAGGAACATCAGTCAATACTTGAGAGTCATCAACCTTGCCATTCAATTCAGTCTGAAGACCGCTTACATTGCTGATTTCAATAGTACCCACACTAATCGTACCACTTGCATCTGTGATAGTCGAACCATCAGCCGTTAATCCAACACGGATAAAGTCTCCTTCTGAGTTACTTACTTTTACTGCACCTGCTGAGGTGTCGTAAACAATTTGACCTGCAACCCCACCAGTAGGATTAGCAACAGTCTGCAATACCGCATTCTGCAACTCATTCTGCCCAAGGTCTAAGTCAACCAAATATTTAATACTTGCCATTTTTTTTATTTATTAATTAAGATATGCTTTGCCTTTGAAAGCGGATTTAAAGCGTACAATAAGTACGTTATCGTCTAAATATTCTACTTCACCCATAACAGTTCTATTCATAGAATCTACTACTGTTACAGATGGTTTTTTACCAAGGCCGTGTTCTATCAGCCATTCTGGTTCGGATACATTCTGATCGTGGGAGTAACCTGTAAGCCCTACACCTCGTACTCGTACATCGGTAGTAGAAACAGTCATGGGCAACGCATTGCCATTACCATCGCTAAGTTGAACCTCGCCTGTTACCTCGTTACTATCAACGGTCTTAATAAGACCTTTGTAGGTATCCTTTGGTTTATTTCCTGTTAGTGTTGCCATTATATTTCTTCCTCCCAAGTATCGTTAATCATCTCCCACTTCATATCAATAACATTCCAGTATCTGTTATCAAACTCGTACTTATCGCCAATAAAATTATTAGCGTGTATTGATATGCCCAATGCTAATATCATCCCAAGTAAGCCAATACAACTCCTTGATAACAAGAAACACTTGTAAACTTGCCAAATATCTGCATACCCGTAGGTACTACTTGACCAGCTAAACTATCCCCTACAATTGATTCTGCATTGATATTAGCCTCTTGTACGCAAACAATAACACGGTAAGTCTCTCCGCCTGGTGTTACATCACCTGGTCCTAGTCTGCGAAATCCAAAATCCCCCATAGAAGATTGATAGTAGTTTCTGTCTTTAGTTATATTATTCTCCATTTATAATTCCCATTTAACATTAATGGTTTCCCATTGCATATTTATAAGTTCCCAATTTACACCCCAGCCTGATGATTGTTCAATTAAAACATCTGAGTATAGTCCAGTTATTCCAATTAAATAATCAACCATTCCTTTGTCATACTGTACTGCATCAGCGTTATATGCATCAATATCGGGAAATACATAATCAAGAAACCCTTTATCGGTTTGTGTTGCTTGCGAAAAGTATCCTCTTTTAATTGGTGCGTACATTACGAAATGTCTATTACGTTAGGATCATTAACAGCAAATGATGCTATCCAACTATCAGTAGATAGTGTTACATCAACATAAGAAAGTTCTGATCGTGAAGCACCACTTGTTGCTTGATACTGCATAGTAAGTCCATCCATCCAACCGCTAATTGTAGCAGTACCGTTATTATGGTACATGATACAAACGATGTCATTTCTTCGAGACATATAATCTACCTTATTCATTTTGACATCTAGCAATGGTAGTCTAATAATAATCTCTGTATTAATAACCCCAAGTCCGTTGTTTACACTTTTAGACTCGTTAAATATTGTAGTACCGTCTTTTTTGTTGTGTTCAAATACAACAGCATCTACAAGCTCTGCTTGAGTAACAATTGTTTCATCCACAGGATCTAATGCAATGTTTAAGTCTTTTTGAAGACCTAATACCACCTTATTAATACCTCCTACATTCTTGTTGCAGTTAAGGTCTATATCCTCTAGAAAAATGCTACAATTAAAACTCATAGTTTAAACATAAAAAAAGGGGAGGGGATTACTCCCTCCCCCTTGTATTAATTTACAAGATTCTATTAACCTGCTACGTTAGTCCAGTTTGAAGAATCTAAGTGGTAAGCCAAGCTATCCTCGTCACCTGTTAGGGTAAGTTGGTAACGGTTCTTTTCTGCACGACCAGTACCAGAAGTACCGTCAACAGTAGCAGCGTACAAGCCGTAGTCAAAACCAATCATGTGGTAAGTACCAGCAGCAGTCTCAACAAAAGCAACCAATTCAGCACCAGCTTTAGCCATGTCATTCAAAGCATCACGGTGAGCTGGAGACATCTTAGGGATTTCGATTGCAATAGTAGGAACTGTAGAAACGATACCGTCAGCAGATACAGTCTTAACATCTGTAAATACAGAGAAGCCATCTTTCAAGTTGAACTCAACTTTAACAGCGTCCCCATCCGTGTACAAATTAGCGGCAGCCGGAGTAACTGTAGCAGCACCACCAGACACACTAACCAAAGATTGTGAGATGAGTTCGTCACGGTTAGCAAGGTATACAGCCTTCAAGCCACCAATACCCAAATCGGTACAGTCAAAGCCTACATCAGCAAGAGTTAAATTACAAGCCATTTTGTTTTATTTTTTTAAGGTTTAATAAAGGGGAGGTTTCCCTCCCCCTTAACTATTATTGATGTGCGTAAACGATTTCTTCGCCTTTCAAGTAAGAGAAGCCAAGTTTGAATTGACCCCAAATCTTATCAGAAGACAATTCAGCTTCGTACTTCATGTCGATAGCACGAACATCGTTGTAGTCATCAGTCAACATCACCAAGTTCTGTGGAGCAGCTACGAAGAACTCGTCAGCTGGCAAAGAAGACATATGTACAACTTCCATACCGAAGTAAGGAGGAATGTTGCCTTCGATGATACCTTGTGGAGTAGTAGTGAACTTCTCAGCGATAGCTACTTGGTAGTTCTGCATAGCAGCAGTTCCCAAGAAGAAAGCAGGTTTGAAGTCACGGTCAGCATCTCCGTAGATAGCAGCCAACATTACGTCACTCATTGCAGCGTAAGCACCTTCCATCAAGTCTAGGATGTTTAGGGCAGTAATAGGCGCACCAGTGATGTAGTCGATAACAGCAGCATCAGCAGTCAATTCTGCGATGATCTCTGTAGAAGCTTGTTGC